CCTGTGTAAGCTTTAAAATGATCTGATCTACTATTGATCCATCGCGCATGTTTGTATTCGGGGTAGGATTCAGTTTTAATAAACGAGGCTATTTTCCTTTTCTGCTTTCGGCTGGGAGGGCTGCCGTGCAGACTTTCGTAACAGGTTCTGAGTTCCTGTTTTCTAGCCAAGTTGTAGGGCGCTTTGTCTAACCATTCGTCGAAAGAAGGTTCTTCATTGATCGGAGTTAGATGCTCCTCCAACCATTTCTTGACGTATGCTTCGAATTCACACAAAAGAGCATGATTCAATTTCCCGTCAGCCTTCTTCTTGGATAAAGGTGTGAGCCTGCAGACACGATGTTGTAGCCCTTGCGCCTGAGTCTCGGGGTCGTTGGAATCGACATGGAGTGGGGCGTGGTTGGGTGTGGATCCATAAGGCAACTGTTCGAACATGCACCGCCGATCTAAGGGCGAAATTTGTGCACGAGTGACGGTGCAGTTCGGGTCAATGTCAGCGAGAGGTAAGCGCACGTCGCTGACACGATAGCCCAGCGTGCGAGCTGGGCGACAGTCGTTCTTCAATCCACCCCCGGCCTTAAAGCCGGGGACATCCGAAAACCCAGCTCTATGGCTCGGGCGGTGAACTCCACCGTGTCGTATGCCAGCTTGGTGTAACATCCAGAGGGGATGTTCAGACTGGCGCAAGCAGCGATACGAGTAAGACCGGTGGAGCGGAGGTCTTGGGGCGAGGATGACCGCATCATCAGAGTCGTCATCCAATCTGGTACAGTTTCATAAACATCGAGTGTGCTCATATCCAAAGGGACTATAGTCAAAAGAAAACTAATCAAAAAGAGGGAAGATGCAGTCCAAAAACCGGCGCCTTCAGAGTGGAACATAACATAGGTCCAGGCGCACGTTAGGGCAAAACACAAAATCCGAGTGACTATCCTAAGGATTTTGCGGAGACTGCGTGAGACTCTGTAGGTACGCACCTTATAATTGACGGGCGGACCAGGAGTGGGCTTCTGGTTGCCAGGAGATCCAGTCAATACGGGCACATCGGCCACAGGGTCAGGATAGATCCGTAGGGCTGCTGTTTGTATGAATCCAGGCCGCTGGTCCAATAACTGAGGCTTCCTGAGGCCCTCAGTCGATTCCAACGACGTGGACACGAATATTTGTGGTAAGCGTGCCATCACCCAGTTCTTAAACCTCTCGTACAAAGGGACCTCGACAATAGTCGGGCCACTTATGGCATAACGTGGTCCAGGGACTGGTTCTTCA